GAACGGTAATGGAGAGCAGATACGAGTGGAAGTGGGTTTGGCGATGGCACCCATGCGGCAATACAAGGTGGGAGTGTAGATCCGGCACCGATTACAATGGATACTTGAATTCTTGCCAGCGTCAGGTACCCGTGTGCGAGATGGTTCAAAAGCAAGTCCAAGAACAGGTTGAGGTCATGTACGATGTTCACCGCTGCGATGGCATCGAGCAGTGGAGAAGAAGGTACTAGGTCGTCGAGTCACGTGACGGAAACCCTGTCTGCACTACTTATGACACGCGAGTTGTCTCCGGGGAGGGGGACAACAGGGGGCGGGACGGGAGGGCGAAGCCCGAACCGAGTAACTCGCGACCGGCGCAGCCGGGAGCGGAACGGCGTCAACCTCATCGCACAGCAGTAGGCGCGCGAGGCGGGGTCGAGGCAGACGGATGACGAGCTTCCACCGACCAGGTGGCGGCGTCCGAGTCGTTCGCCTGCCCCGACCTCGTGTCGGGCCATCGCCTCCTTCCTCCCCAATCGCGCAAGCCAGACCCGCTCGGGTGCCTCCTTCCCGGCGGGCTGGCGAGCGCACCTACAGCGGGATAGAGCAGTCTGGAAGCTCACCAGGCCCATAACCTGGAGGTCGCTGGTTCAAATCCAGCTCCCGTTACCAATGGGTGCTACCCTTTCCCCATGGCCGAGCTCGAGCACGACGTCGGCGTGGACATCGGGTGCCGGTGCATCCAGTGTCGAGCCGAAGCGGACCTCGACCGCCTCAAGCAAGCGGGCGCGAAGATCTCACGCGAGGTGAAAGTGGACGGCCGAACGGTGTTCGAGCTCGAGGTCCCCGACCCGCTCACGGCGTGCAAGTGTGGAAGCCGCCGGTTCGTGTTCCGGTGGTCATGGGTTGACGTACGGACTGGTTGACGATGGCACAGAAGAAGACGGCGCCGAAGACCAAGGCGAAAACGACCAAGGTCACGGCGCAGAAGCTGCGCTCCGTCGACCGTGCCTCGAAGGCACTTGATCTGAAGCGCGCCGGAGCGAGCTACCCCGCGATCGGCAAGGCGCTCGGCATCTCCAAGCAAGCGGCGTGGAAGCTCGTGCAGAAGCAGTTCGCTGAACTTCGGGAGCAGACGGAGGAGTCCGCGGAGGACGTCCGGGATCTGATGCTCATCCGCCTCGATGGGATGCTCTGGGCACTACGTGGCAAGGTGAAGCGTGGAGACCCGAGGGCCATCGACACCGCCCTCCGCATCGAGGAGCGGCGAGCTCGACTGCTCGGCACGGATGCGCCGTCCCGCTCCGAGGTGAGTGGGCCGGACGGTGGAGCAATCGAGATTGATGATGCAAGGAGCCAGCTCGCAGAAGCGATTGCGAAGCTTGCTCCGCCAGATGAGTCCGAGCCAGGTACGGCAAGCGATAGCGACGTTGCCGGACGAAGCGGCTCGGACGCTTCTGTATGACTGGCAAGGTCTCTGGGCCCGCGACAAGCAGCTCCCGCCCGCGTGGGCGTGGGTCATCTGGGTCATCCTCGCGGGCCGCGGGTTTGGCAAGACCCGCACCGGCGCTGAATGGATTCGCGGCAAGGTCGAATCGGGGGAATCCCGGCGCATCACGCTGATCGCAGCGACGTCCGCGGACGCTCGCGACGTTATGCTCGAGGGCGAGTCGGGCCTGCTGACGATCTCGCCCCCATGGTTCCGGCCGCACTACGAGCCAAGCAAGCGGAGGCTGACATGGCCCAACGGGGCTGTTGCCACCATCCTTTCCGCTGACCGCCCCGATCGGCTCCGTGGCCCTCAATGCGACGCGTTTTGGGCGGACGAAGTGGCGGCCTGGCGCTTCCAGGAAGCGTGGACGCAGTTGCAGTTCGGGTTCCGGCTCGGAACGAATCCGCAGGGCATCGTCACGACGACTCCCAGGCCGATCGCAACGATCAAGAAGCTCGTCAAGCGTGCGGGCGCGGATGTCGCCCTTACGAAGGGCTCGACCTACGAGAACCGGTCGAACCTCGCAAAGCCGTTCTTCGCCTCCATCCTCACCGAGTACGAGGGGACGAGGCTCGGCAGGCAGGAAATCGATGCCGAGATTCTCGAGGACAACCCGAACGCGCTCTGGCAGCGCACTCGGATCGATGACCTCCGGCTCCGGGTCAACGACGATGGGTCGTACTCCCCCGAGCTTCCGCCGATGCGGCGGGTGGTTGTCGCGATCGACCCCGCGGTCTCGACCAACCCGAAGAGCAACGAGACCGGCATCATCGTCGTCGGGCTGGGCGAGGATGGACATGCCTACGTTCTCGACGACCTGTCCGGGGTCTACTCGCCCGCCCAGTGGGCAGCTCGAGCCCTCGAAGCCTTCGACCACTGGGAAGCGGACTACATCATCGGCGAGGTCAACAACGGCGGAGACCTCGTCGAGCGCAACGTCCAAGCCGAGCGCCAGGGCGCGCCGTTCAAGGCGGTGCATGCCTCCAGGGGTAAGGCAACCCGGGCCGACCCGATTTCGACCCTCTACGAGAAGGGGCGAGTCCACCACGTGGGAACATTCTCGAAGCTCGAGGACCAGCAGTGCGGATGGGACCCGGCGAACGATGAGACATCGCCGGACCGTGTCGATGCTCTCGTGTGGGGCATCACCGCTCTCGACCTGAACAAGAAGCTCCAGGACTACGACGGACTCCGAAAGGGCCGGCCGTCCAACCGATCCGGGCGGACAAGAAGCAGACGATGATTCAGGACATCCTTCACTGGCTCGACGGCGCACCCAGAGTTGCGATCGGATTGCCGCAGGAAGCCGAGCTGTATCGTTGCGCACCCAACGACCCGATGCCCGTCTTTGATATGTTCGCTGGACGCCAGGTGACCCTGTTCGCTCCAGGCCGAATCGACGCCACAGCATGACCCACTGGCGAACCAGGGCATCCACAACCCTCACGCAAGTGGGGAGGCGTGTGCTCGCGATCGCCAGTGCCGTGTCTCTTGCTGCGACCGTGGTGCCGCGCATCCCGAAGCCCGCGCCCTTCGTTGAGTCGTCCGTCCGTTCGTCGTCGATCGAGTGGTCGCCCACGCTCATCAAGCGTGCGGAGGCGATGGCGGACACCGGCAACCTCCGGCTTGCCGCTCTGCTGTGCGATGAAATTCTCGCCGACGACCGAGTGAGCGGGTGCCTTCGCGAAGTGCGCGTCCGCGGCCTTCTCGGGCTCCCCCTCGAGTTCACTCCGCCCCGCGCCGATGCGGACGCTCCCCTCGACGAGCTCGAGGAGGACTGGTGGACAATGGTCCCCGAGGACGTCCTCTCCGAGTGGATGGAGTGGGGCATCATCCTCGGCGTGGGCGTTGGACGGGTTGCGTCGTGGGAGCGCGTCGAGCAACCGAGCGGTGTGCGGCTCATTCCCCACAGGGAGGATGGGACTCCTGGCTTCGACGTCATCCACCCGTCGTCGCTTCGGTACGACCAGGACAAGCGCAAGTGGTTCGCTCGGCAGAAGGACGGCTCCGAGCTCGAGGTCACCCCCGGCGATGGGACGTGGCTGCTGTACACGCCGTACGGCAGCAAGCGTCCGTGGGCCCGTGGTGCATGGCGGTCGGTATCGCGCTGGTGGATTCTGAAGGAGTACGGCCGAGACGACTGGGGGCGCTACTCCGAGCGGCACGGTCAGGGCACGCTCGTCGGGTTCCCCGTCGACGAGGGGTCCACGAAGGAGATGCGCGACGAGCTCGCGAGTGACATCTCCGACCTCGGGCGGGAAACGACGATCGTCACGCCGCCAGGCTACGACCTGAAGCTCGTTGAGGCTGTCGCCGATACGTGGGAGACGTTCCAGGCGCAGATCAACATGGCCAACGCGGCCATCGCGATTCGCATCCTCGGACAGAACCTCTCCACCGAGGTTCAGGGCGGGAGCTACGCCGCGGCGCAGGTGCACTCGGCAGTTGCGGCGGCGATCATCCGAGCCGACGACGAGACCAGCGCCACGACGATTCGGTCGCAGCTCATCTGGTGGTGGGCTGCGTTCAACTTCGGCGATGGACGCAAGGCCCCTTGGCCGAAGCGCGACACGACGCCGCCGGCGGACACTGCAGCGCTGGCAACCACCTGGGACAAGGCCGCTGACGCGCTGAAGAAGTGGCTCGGGTTGGGCGCCCCGGTCGACAAACCCGAGTACGCGCGGACGTTCGGGATGCCGCTCAAGGAAGGTGCCGAGTGGGAGACGCAGGATCCGGTTGCCCTGCCACCCGAACCAGACGATCCCAATGGCGGGTCGTCGACGAATGATGGCGAAGAGGTCGACGACGAGGCGCTGAGTCGTCGTGTTGAGGTTCTTGAGTTCGCGCTAGCCACAGCAGAAGAACGACTCCGCCAGGGTTGCGTCAGCAGGGACGAGCTCGAGGCCGCGCGTCGGTCGGAGCGGGAGGACAGGGAGCGTGACAAGGAGCAGCTTCTTGGGCGCATCGAGGTGTCGGACCAGGATGTGAACGCACGCTTCAAAGAGGTTGTCACCAACCACCAGCTCGATTCAGTGGTTCGCAAGGCAGTGCAGGAAACCCAGAACAGGCCGCTCCAAGCCCTGCAAGCCGAAGTCCCCCGTATCGTTGGCCCGATCATTGAAACGGAGCTTTCGGCGCGCTCCATCACCCTCGCTTCCGGCGACGACCCCGCCGAGGCGTCCGGCGTAATCAACGGCCAGCGATTCGTTGACAACCTCGCGACCGACGCTGCCCAGGCGACCGCCCGCGCCGTCGAGCCCGATGTGGCGAAGCTGCTCGAGCTCATCGACGACCTCGAGGACGGGGACGATTGGCCGGAGCGCCTCCGGACGCAGCTCGCCGAGCACTACGGGAAGACTGAGGACAACGCCGCATTCGAGCAACTCGCCCACAAGGCGACCATCTTGGCGGAGCTCGCGGGACGCGTCGCTGTCGTCGAGGACCTGTGATGCTTCCGGTTGAAAGCTGGAGTCCAACCCAACTGGAGACATTCTTCGCGCTTCCGATGACCGCCAGCGTGCCTGCGTTCACCACCGAATTCGACTACGTAAATGCTGCGGAATGGGAAGGGCTGGGCGACGTGGACATCCATGCGGTCCCAGGCGAAGTCCGCGTCCTGACGCATCGACCGCGCGGGGTGGCGAGGAACATCTGGCGGCGATGGTGCGCCGAGTGGCAGCGTGAGGTTCGAGAGCACATGCCGTTGTGTGTTCTGTTGGTCGTGGTGCCATGAACGCACCCTGGGCCGCACCCACCGACGTCGAGGAGTTCACTCCCGCGGCGTCTTGGCTGCTCGGTCGAACTCCGGTCCGAAAGAAGGTTTGGGACCTGCTCGACGAACGGGCTCAGCGCAAGGCGTTCACCGTTGCTGGAGTCGCTCAGGCTGACGTGATTCGAGATGTCCTGCTCGCTCTCGATCGGGCGGTCGCCAACGGCGAGACGCTCGCCGACTTCAAGGCGCGGGTTGGTCAGCAGCTTCTCGATGCCTGGGCCGGGAGCGTGGCGAACCCTGCGTGGAGAATCGAGACGATCCATCGCACCAACGTGCAGCTCGCGTACAACGCAGGCCGGCACCAGCAGATGGCGGAGCCAGCGCTCCTGAAGGTCCGGCCCTTCTGGCAGTTCGACGCGATCCTCGACAATCGCGTGACGCTGATGTGCGAGCAGGCCGACGGAACGATCCTTCCGGCCGAACACCCTTGGTGGCAGACGAACTACCCCCCTCGGCATTTTGGGTGCCGCAGTGTAGTTCGCTCGATCCGCAAGTCACAGGCCGAGCGCAAGGGCATCACCAAGACTCCCTCGACAGAACCGTCGCAAGATGGGTTCGGCCTCACTCCGGACGCAGCGGAGTGGAAGCCGGACACGAAGAAGTACCCGCCAGAGATTCGCAAGGAGCTCGAGGCGAGGCTCAAGCGACTCGACAAGCGCCCGATTCAGCGGACACCGAAGCCCGAGAAGGCGAACGCCAAGCCGAAGCCCAAGGCGGGCGCGGGGCCGAAGCCTGAGCACACCGTCGAGCACTGGGAGAAGGAATTCTCGAAGTACGGCGACGCTGCGCGTGCGATGGCGTGGGGGAGAGCGGCCCAGGAGCGGGGCCTCGACATGACCGCGAAGCAAGTCGGGGCGATCGCCAAGAAGCACGCCCTCGACAAGTACGACGGCCCGATGACTGGGGCTCTCGTCGATCGCGTCAGAGCGGTAGTCGAAACGGCCAAGACCCACCCGGACAAGTCCGTGCGCGAGCTTCTCAAGGGCGACGAGGGCAACGCCGTCGCATCGATCCTTGGGCACATCGCCAACATCGACTCAGCAAAGGGCACGGCCAAGGTCACGAATCGGCCACGCAAGATGCCTGGGCTCGATCGGGCCAAGGCGTTCTACGACGCGATGATGAGCAAGAAGCTCGACGGCCGGGCCCAGATCCGGCTCGTCAACGGACGGGCCTACTGCGATATCCGGATGTCCCCGCCGAGGGTGAACGCCAACGACCTGCGGTCCCTGATTCACGAATGGGGGCACGCGATCGAGACCCTCAACGCCTCGGTGCACAAAGCCGCGGTTGCCTTCCTTGCCAAGCGGACCGCGGGCGAGGTTGCCAAGCCCCTGAGCGTGCTCACCGGGATCCCGTATGGCTGGCGAGAAGTCGCCAAGCCCGACAAGTTCTTCTCGGCCTACTGCGGGAAGATCTACCAGGCCGACGCGACCGAACTGCTCTCGATGGGAGCAGAAAAAGTGGCGACCGACCCGTTCTGGACTTACCGTGAAGACAGCGAGCACTTCTGGTGGGTGCTCGGTTGTCTCGGAGGCTACGCGTGATCCACAAGTGGGAGTTCGAGGACGGCACGACGGTGCGCTGGACGGACAAGGGTTCCGTCCTCGTGGCCGGCCGGACTCCTCTCGCTGAGCGGGTCAGGGCGGGTGTGGAGCTCGGCTCCCCGGTCGACGTCGGAATGGCCCCCGGGGGCGACGTACCCCTCGACCTGCTGAGCGCGTGGCTCATGAATCTATTCCTCGAGCAGCAGGCCCGGCGAGTCGGCGTCCAGCTCGAAACCTCGACATACGCGCCAACGGATGCCGACATCCCGGTGGATGCTGCAGCGATTCTCGCCCGAGACGCCGCCTGGGCCGAACAAGAGCCCGATCCCGACGCGATCTACTGACCACCTGACGATTCAACGCTGAGAGCCCGCCCCAATTCGGCGGGCTTTTTCATGCCCGGAGTTGCACATGCTCAAGCGACGCTACCTGCTGGCGAAGAAGCTGGCAGGAGGAAAGCCGCCCTCGGAGATTCGCATCTTCAAGGCCGGCGTGAATCCATCGTACACCGGACCCCTTGTGTTCGACGCTGAGGCGGCCGAAGCGGTGATGTCGGAATTCACCGCGCGAGGGATTCGGCTGCACTTCGACTACGCCCACGCTCGGCCGCACGCCTTGGAGGTGGAAGACCCGGATCCGCAGCACCAGAAGGCGGCGGGATGGTTCGACCTCGAGGTGCGGGAGACCGACGATGGGCCCGAGCTCTGGGCGATCAACATCGAGTGGACCCCCGCAGCCTACAAGGCAATCGAGGACAAGGAGTGGGGCTACTTCTCGCCTTGGTGCATTGCCGAGGTCGAGACTGGTCGAGTCGTCGAACTCCGGAACATCGGACTCACCAACGACCCAGCCATGCTCGGAATCGAGTTCCTGGCGGCCGACCGGCGCTCGGTGAAGCTGCAGGCCGGGCTGTCCTTCGAGGACATCAGCAGGGCGATCCGCAAGGCGCTCTCGATCAAAGTGGCGGACGAGTGGCCGTACATCGAGGCGGTGTACGACGACGTATTCGTGTACGAGCTCAACGGCAAGATGTACCGGCGGGGCTACTCGCTCACCGGACTCGAGGCAACCCTCGCCGACGAGGTGGAGGAAGTCCACCGCACCTACGAGCCAATCACCATGTCGCGCCGGCCGGCGCCTCGCGACGAACGAACGCAAGTCAACCGTCCGCCGAGTGCTGTGACGGAACCACATACCGCTACGGCGGAGAGGAGTACGACCATGGATCGTGCCGCATTGATTCTGGCACTCGGCCTCAAGGCTGATGCCTCCGAGAAGGATGTGTCCGACGCGCTCAACCGCAATCTGGGCGTCGTGTCCACCCTCAAGACCCTCACCAAGTCCGACCGGCTCGAGCAGGCGGTCTCGAGCGTGTCCGTCGCGCTGCAGACCCGCCAGCGGGTGCTGGACCTGACCAGCGCGAAGAGCGACGGCGAAGCCTTGGGCAAGCTCGAAGGCTGGAGCGAGTCCGCCAAGAAGCTCGAGGAAGCCCAGACGGAGATCGTCAAGCTCGAGAAGGGCGCGAAGGAGGCGAAGGTCAACGACCTCATCGCCAAAGGCATCGCCGACAAGAAGATCACGCCGGCGATGGAGGCGAGTCTCCGCGCGAAGGGTCTCGACGATCCCGAGTGGCTGAAGGGTCACATCGAGACCATGCCCGTCCAGCAGGCTCTCGCCTCCAAGACCAACAACACCGACGAGAGCGCCGCGGGGCAAAGCGTTGCCGCGACGATCGCGGGCAAGAAGTGGGCGGAGCTCACCTACACGCAGAAGGCCGAACTCTTCCGGACCGATCGGAAGACCTACGAGGCTCTCAAGGCCGAACACCAGGCGCACACGGCCTGAGAAGGGATTGAAGACAGATGACGAAGCTTATTGATCTCGTCGTGCCAGAGGTGCTCGTGGAAGCCGTTGAGGCCACGTTCGCCGGTGGCGTGAATGCGCTCTGGGGAACCGGGGCGGTGGCCGTCAACAACACCTTCCCCGGGGGAATCAACGAAGTCGGCACGGAGGTGACTGTGCCGTACTTCGGGAGCATCGGTGAGTGGGAGACCATCTCCGATGGATCCGCGTTCACCCCGCAGAAGATCACCCAGGACGACGAGAAGGGGACCGTCGTCAAGATCGGCAAAGCGTTCTCGTCCACGGACTGGGCCCGCTTCGCCGGCGCTGGTGACCCCTACGTCGAGGCCAGCAAGCAGTTGCTGGGGGGCTTCAACGCGGCCGTCGATCGGCTCGCCATCAGCGGCGGTGTGGCATCTCTGCCCGCGATGCTGACGGACATCTACAACGCGACGACTCCTCGCACGCTCGACTACGACGCGGTTGTCGATGCTCGCGCCAAGTGGGGCGACGAGACCGACGACATCGCGCTCATGGTTTCGCACTCCAAGGTCGAGTCCGACGTGCTCAAGCTCAAGGACGCGATGGGCCGCCCGCTCGTCACCGACGCTGCCAACGGCGGACTCTCGAAGTTCGCTGGCATCCCGTGGGGCAAGAGCGACCGCGTCTCCGCATCGAGCGCGACCCCGCCGAAGTACACCACGATCATCGCCAAGAAGAACGCCATCGCGCTCTGGTACAACGGCAAACCCGTTGTCGAGGTGGGGCGCGATATTCTCGGCACGTCCGACATCGTGGTGGTCTCGACATACGCGGTTGTGCATCGCTACAAGCGCATGCCCGGGAAGACCAAGCCCGGCATCGCTCTGCTCACCCACAACTGAGCCTGTCGTCTCATGGGCAACGAATCGATGATCCTGCATCACCGGCGAGTGCTGACGATGCAGGCGCTGGTCGCGGATGAGGAGGAGTCGGAGCTCGGCGGCGTGTACCGCAAGGTGCGCGACGACATCTCCGGCACTCCCATCCCCGACGACTTCCCCCGTCGTGCGGACCTCATCACGGCCGGCTACGCCGCGGTCGAGGACCTGCAGGACGTCACCGAGGCCGAGCTCGCCGGGCGCGGATTGTCGCGCCGGGCGGCACGCGCCGTTCTCACCGCCCTTGCGGCACTGGAGACCTGATCATGGGCTCGTACAAGAACGAACGGCTCCACCGCATGGAGCACTACGACGAAATCGCCCTGGCGTCCGCCAAGTCCGTGAGCGGGGCCAGTGGCAACGGAGACACCGTCGAGGTGGGCACCAAGGGCACGTTGCTGCTCGACCTCACCTCCACCGCCATCGGCGCTGGCACGACGCTCACCGTCACGGTCTACACCTCGAAGGATGGCACGACCTGGCGGTCGCTCGGCGCCTTCACGGGTCAGACCGAAGCTGGCACCGAGCGCAAGTCGTTCCCTGGTTGCGACCGGTACGCCCGGGCCAACTGGGCACTTTCCGGTGGCACCACGACTGCCACCTACTCCGTCATCGGCGAAGCCGTCTGACCGAACGCTGAAGCACATCGACAACACACGGCCGCCACGGTGCGGCTGAAAGGCACAGAAACATGTTCTCTCCGTATGGACTCCCCATGCCCGGGGCGTTGCTGGTCCTCGCCGTCACGGCGGCCAGCACGGCCAACGTCGCGGACCTGACCGCGTGCTCTACGACGATGGACGGCATCACCCTCGTTGAGGGTGACCTCGTTCTGCTCAAGAACCAGACCACTGGCGCCGAAAACGGCGTGTACAGGGTTGGGAAGGTGGCTTCGTCTGCGGCGCCTCTCACCCGCGTCGAGAAGCCCGACAACGTCATGGCGAACGGTGGGGCCCTGCGCGTCACCGTCCGCAAGGGCAGCGTCAGCGCGAACCTGGAGTACCAGCTGACGACCACTGGCTCGATCGTGATCGGAACGACGAGTCTCACGTTCGCAGCGGTCAGCCAGATCTCGGCCACACCCACGATCTCGGACTTCACCAACGCCGACCACGACCACAGCGACGCAGCGAACGGCGGCGACATCGACGCGACCGCGGCCCTGACTGGCGCCGTTCCCGTTGAAAACGGAGGCACGGGTCTCGAGACCGTTGCGGCTGGCGATGTTCTCTATGCTGACGACGCCGATTCGATCGCGGCGCTCGCGAAGGGCACCGCGTATCAACTGCTGCGAATGAACGCCGGCGCGACCGTCCCCGAGTGGGGCGCCCCGATGGGCGGCCCCGTCGCGGCCCTGCCGGCACACGTGGCAAACGACGTGATTCCGCCGGCAATCGTCAGCGGTGGTATCTACCCGATTCCCGCGCTCGACGCTGGGTCGACCATCACGCTTCCCGCGGATGCATTGTCGGGGACCTACTGCTGGATCATCGGCGATGGAACCCTCAACGATCAGGCCGTCACAGTGCGCGACGCGACGGGACCGACCAACCTGACCACGGCTCTGACCGCATCCAAGCGTGTGTGCGTGTTCTGTCTCAAGGTCGGCACGGCCTGGTACGCCAACGCCTACGTCAGCCCGTGACCGTAGTCGATCATGGCCAATAAGCTCGCCATCACCCCGCTCGCTCTGACGACGATCGACGCGAGCGGGGAAGGTGCGTCCGCCGACATCGGCGAGCACCGATCCGCGGCGAAGCTCATGCTGGTCGTGGCAGCACTCGTCGGCACGTCCGTGGGTGTCGCTGTCCAGACCTCTCCGGACGAGACGTTCTGGCGCACGGTCGCCTCCTTCACCGCCTCGGTCGCCGCTGGCACCGAGGAGCTCGCGCTGGTCGGCCTCGACCGCTACGTGCGAGTCACCTACACGCTCGTCGGCACATCGGCGACGCTGCTGGTGACCGGTGCCGCACAGCAGCTCTTCGCCACGGAAGCCGACCTCGAGGCGCTGTCTCTCGGCGACGCGCTGGACGGCGCCGACACGCAGAAGCTCTACCGTGCTCTGATCGCAGCGAGTGGCACTGCCGCCGGCTACTTCAGCAACCAATACGAACTGCCCCTGGTGAGCTGGGGCGAAGACGTCACCAGCCACACCGCCTCGATCGCGGCGTATCGGTTCATGGTGTCCACCGGGTACGCCCCGGAGGGCAAGGACGAACTCATCCGCATGAACTACGAGGATGCGATCCGGTGGTTCGAGAAGGTGAGTCAGGGCAAGATCAAGCCCGACGACATCGTGGACTCGACTCCAACGGTTGAGGACGGTGGTGCGTTTGTCGTTACGAAACCACTGAGGGGCTGGGGATGGGCGGGGTAGTCGGAGACTTCGGCAAGGCACGGAAGCTCAGCGCCCAGTTCAAGCGACTCACCACAGCCTCGTGGAAGAAGGCCTTCGTCCAAAACCTAGCCGAGGAATACCGCGACTTCATGACATACTGCTTTCGCCGGGGCGAGAGCCCCTACGGCGATCGGTGGGCCCCGCTGAAGTTCCGGAGCTCCGCCAACGGTCGGGGACAGAAGCCCCTACTCAACTCCGGCATCATGCGCGGTGCGGTCACACCCATCGGCGTCTCGGCCACCGGATTCAAGGTCAGTGTTGGAGTGAAGTACGCCACGACTCACCAGTACGGTGCGACGATCCGGCCGAAGAAGGCCAAGGCGCTCCGCTTCCAGGGCGTGTCGTTCAAGCAGGGCGGCAGGGGAACGCGACGACAAAGTGCCAGTCGCCAGGGCGGTGGATTCGTCTTTGTGAAGAAGGTGGTCATCCCTGCTCGGCCCTTCGCTCCCCTCAATGGCATGCCAGCGGAGCTCGACGCTCGGGCGCTCGAGGCGGCCGATGACTTCATGCGGGCGCACTTCGGGAGCTGACAGATGGCGGACGAGAAGTGCGAGCTCGAGCAGCTCATGGACGCCGTCGTGGCCGAGCTGGGCGTAAACGCTCCGCCGCACGGCTTCGGCCGCAAGCAGCTGAACAAGCGCAAGTCGCCGCCGTACGTTTGCTGGATTCCTGCTGACTCCGAGTTCACCGGACCGGATATCGCGGGCGGCAATCCGCGCAAGCTGTGGGTCGAGAGTCAGCTTGTCGAGATTCACATCTGGGCAGCCGACGAAGTGACGCTCAGAGCGATCCGGAACAACGAGCTCGTAGCGCTGCAGCGCCACACCTCCACGTCGATGACCCCGAGACGGAGCATGCCAGTGGCCGAGTCCCAAGAATGGCTCACCCGCGGCGAGGCTGAAGTGCTGACCATTACGATCAACTGGCCCATTCGCGACGAGCTTGTCGACACGACGACGTTCGACGGCTGGGCGTACGAGAGCGACTCGGTTCCAGGTGACGGGTGGATCGAGTCCGGAGAACCCTGATCATGGAA